CCGAGGGACAATTATATATCTATTTTCAAAAACAAGTACAAAACCGAGGCAAAACATCCTTATTTGACTGGGAAGGGTTTAGTCGGTGGTGTACAGTACAAGGTAGCAGCTTGGAAAAAGGTCAGTGAAGAAACTGGCGAAACTTTTCTAAATCTAAAGTTTGAACTTCCTAAAGACAAAGGCAGTAGCTATTCCAAGCCTCAACCAGAACCCACAACAGACGAAGATTTCCCATTCTAATGGCTGAACTAGAAGGTACACTTATAGACTACCATGATGGTAGTAGGGTTATTCTTGAATTCAACCCAAAAAAACATTGGTATTCTATAGACGGCGAATATGTACCCGCCTGTACCACAATCCTAGATAGCATAGCAAAACCTGCTTTAGTTCCGTGGGCTGCTAACGAGGGGGCTAAGTATTACCTCTCCCATGTCCATGAGGGCATGAAGCCAGAGGATATGGCGAAGGGAATACGTGGTGCGTACCGCACCTCTTCCGGGGCAGCACTTAACATAGGTCTGGAAGTACACAAGTGGTGTGAGGAAGCCATCCTATGGAAGCTAGGCAGGGCCGAGATACCCAAGATGCCTGAAAGGACTGAATCAAAGAACGCTATCAATGCGTTCAGGGAGTGGGTTAAGTTAAATGATGTGGAATGGCTTACAGTAGAGGAGAAGGTCTATCATAGAGATCATAAGTATGCGGGTACTCTTGATGCTACCGCTATTGTAAACGAGGAGTATTGTGTGATCGACTTCAAGACCTCTGCTGCTATCTACTCTTCCTATTACCTACAGTGTGCAGCTTACGCTAAAGCTATAGAGGACATGAGAGATAAGCCAGTAGACAAGGCGTACATCCTGAGATTTGATAAGAAGACGGGGGAGTTTGAGGCCGGTTCTTCTATAGAGATTCAGGAGAACTTCATGGGATTCCTTGGTTTTCTTGATGGATACCGTAGACTAAAAGACTTGGAGAATCGAAAGTGAAGGACAGGGAAGCCATACTTCTAGTTCTCCAATCTGTAATTATGCAGTTAGAAGTTCTGTATAAGGAAATTCTTGACGAACATAAGAAAGAGAAGGGAGAGCTAACGTGGGCTGAAGAATGGGCCAATAGAAAAGCGGGGGGAGAATGAAGATAGTATTAGTATTATTACTGCTGTCTTTAGTTTTATTGGCGTGACTTGGGAAAATAAACTCACTGAAGATCAAGTATACGAGGTGATAGTAGAACTTTATGCAAGGGAACTTTCAATGGATGATATAGGGGAGGAGTTTGATGTTTCTCGATCCCTTATATCCGAGATAAACAAGGGCGAGAAGTATTTCATAGACGGGTATAAATACCCAGTACGAGAAACCGAATGAATCTTTTAATTATTGGTGACCCCCATGCCCATCCTGACTATGATAACAATAGGTTTACTAAACTAGGGAAGTTCATAGCCAAGGAGAAGCCACAGGTAATCGTGTGCATAGGAGACATGGCTGATATGACAAGTCTCTCATCTTACGATAAAGGAACCAAGGGCTTTGAGGGTAGGAGATACAAGAAGGATGTAAAAGCGGTGATAGACGCGCAGGAGAAGCTGTTCGCTCCTATTAAAAATGTGCGGGGGTATAAACCCAAGCTGCATATGTGCTTGGGTAACCATGAAGATAGGATAACAAGGGCTGTTAATTCTACACCAGAACTTGAGGGTGCTATCGGAATAGAGGACTTGAAGTACAAGGAGTTTGGATGGAAGGTCACTCCCTTTAAGAAATGCGTCACTATCAAGGGGATCACCTTTAGCCATTACTTTACATCAGGTGTGATGGGAAGACCAATTAGCTCTGTACACATAGGCTACGCTTTGATTACAAAGTTACATTGCTCTGCGGTACAGGGTCATTCTCATCTGTACAACCACGCTGAACAGACTAAGCCAGATGGTCAAAAGATATTCGGGTTGGCTGCTGGCTGTTACTCGCATCCTAAGTACACAGAAACGTGGTGTCAGGACACTGAGTACCAGTGGTGGAGAGGTGTGATTCTATTAGAGGGATTAGATGGAGATGGATATTACAATGGGATAAGAGCGATCACCCAAAGAAGTATAGCGTGAACTATAATACAGAAGACAAGGAAGTGTGGTACAAACACGGGGAGAGGAGTGAGAGTCTTTTTGTCTCAACCATAGCCCCATCCATTGGGCTAGACGTTATTATAAATCCTGAGAAAAAAACAAACAGGTATGCTCACGATCTTATTATGGATGGAACAAAAAAAGCAGACTTAAAGAATCAGGAAACTCCTTTCTTTATGGCGGTAAGATATGATTGTAATCCTATGGAAACAGTATCTTTTAATAAGAAAGATTATGATAGGTACAAAGAATTGTATCCTGACATCTTTGTTATCTTCTGGGTAAATTGGGGTAAACAATCGAGGTATGGTGTAGATGTAGAAAAAAAGAACGGGGTGTGGATTTTCTCTCTTGATGAGTTGGGCGAACAAATAAAAAATGCTCCGCTGCATACATATCAGAAGAGAATTAAAGACAAAAAAGGAAACGCTAAAAATTCTTACTTGATAAAATTACTTGACTCCAATCAAGTAGATTGAATCTCCTCGATAGGTCTTATGTTAGTGACGTTCTTGTTGGGGATGTACCAAAGATTCCCCCAGTAACCCTTCTCTTTGGTCATGGCGAGAGTAACCCAGTCTTTAGTCTTCTTGACTAGAAGACCATACGTTTTGGTTTCTATTGTTTCAGGCGCATATTCATTCCAACCACCATCTGTGAAGGAATCTATCCAAGAGACTTCAACAAGAATTACCGTTTCTTTGCTTTTTTCCTTCTTTCTAATGGGCCGGGGAGAATCCACCCAATCACCATTGGAAGTAACAGAACTAAGCCTAATAACCATCCGCCCATTCCGACGAGCCGACCCAACAGTGTGAAGAAATTATCCGGCGCTTCCTGAACAACGGTGTCTGCTGTGACTGCAATTGGCTCACCTTTAATCGGCTCCGGCGCACTCACCGCAGAGACAGTTACAGCCGTTGCTCCCCCGGCTAGTGCTGGTACAATCGCACCCCCCGTCAAGGCACTCGTTGCACCAACAACTGCGGTAGTCGCTGCCCCGGTTATCAGACTGCTCTTTAATTTTGGCAAACTGCATCCTGCGATACTCAGTGAGAAAAGGACTAGCCAAAGAGATACATAACTACGATTAATATTACGACTGCCCATAAAGGTTTCTCCCTAATTTCTAGCCATATTTTTTTGATTATATCCATGTTGTCTCCGTGTTGTTAATCTAAGATTTTCCTTACAACTTCCCTACCTTCCCAATTATCTTCTACTGCAACCTCATGCTTCTCACACGCATACCTTGTGTTGGTGTCGGCGTTATCCTTCCATCCATTGCGACTCAAGGTTCTCTTCATAGCAAGGCATCCTGGCACTCCCATTTCTACCCACTCTCCTTTCTCATTCTCATGGTGACCCATGAACTCAATGACGTTACCATTAAGGAATAGCATCAGAACAAACATTATTTTAATAGTCATTGTGAGGTTCCATTGTGAGCCTTCAACTCAGCTACGGTGTCTTTTAATATCTCTACGTGACCCTCTAGACCCTCTATTCTTTGTCTGTAGAAGTCTAAGGTAAGGGCTTGCTGCTGATCGAAGGGTGCTTTACCTGTTTCGATATTGTGCAGAAGTTTGTCGAACTCCCCAGATAGGTGCTCGATCAACATGAACTGCTCTGAATCGGCTGGCAAACTGCCCAAATTTCCTCTAGGCCACTCTCGACTGAAGGTGCTATTCTCTGTGACATCATTCTGCATGAGAATATAATTTGTCTCAATGTTATTCAGTCTTTCAATAATCCCGAAGTAAGCCCAAACCCCTACACCTACAGACGCAATCAGTGAGATCAGGTTACGAACTGGCATTGCGAATTTAGTCTTATCGCTTACATCAATTGCGTCACTCATTTCCCAGTTCTTCCAGCGTGTCTCCCTCTGAATACTTTGTTAAATTGGTAGTAGTAATTCATCTCTCAGTAAGAACTCTATTCAGATGTTTAATTTTATCAGAGACTATTCCAGTTAAAATGAATGGCAATAGTCCATGAAGAATGGCGCACCCAGTCAGTAGAAGGAGCATGGAAGAAAGTCTTATGGTAAACAATAAATGCCTTCCATAAGATTCCTTGACTATTTTAAGATGATGGAATTCCATTACTTCCAAATGATAAGTTAATAGCAACAGAAGCAGTTGCATCGCCACGCCCCCAGTCACTGTCGAAGTCAACACCCACGGATGGAGTAAGATGTATACCGGCAGCAACAGGTATAGAGTATCCAGCGCCAAGCTCCAAACCTTCATAAGATAGATCATCTATGTCCCACTTGGATACTACGGATGCCTTCGCACCGAACAAATCCATTGAAGTTCCTACTTTCCCTGTGATGTCAGAGGCGCTCAGGTTCCAATCTGCGGAGGTTGCAAGGTCAAAGCCCCCAACTGTGAGCGTAGTAGCTCCGCCTACAACATGGTCACCACTAGACATCCAATTGTAGTGAATGCCACCATCAAGAATACCAATTCCCGCTCCATAACTTACTCCTACATTCTTGGAATCAGACCTACTTAGTTCAACACCGTATGAACTGATTGCCATATCGTTACCATCTTGGTCGAAGGTGAATGTATATCCCTCACCAGCCAAACCAAGACTCAGGCTTCCACTATTAGCAATGCCAAAGTGAACACCTTGATCGTTGGAACCGGATACGTCTACACCTATCCTGTCAAAGTCTGCTGCGAACAGACTCATAGGTAAAGCAAGTAATGCAAATAAAAGTTTCTTCATGTTTCTCCTAGTCTTCAATTATCATGGAATCTAACTTCTCTTCCAATCGAATAAGGTGATCCATGATTTCACCAAACTGATCGTCTGTGCGCTGTACTACTCTTTCTAATCTATCCTCTACCGAATCTAATTGAAACGCCTGTATTGCTACGCTCTCTCTTAAATCATATATAAATGCAAAACCACCTACTAGCAAACCTACCGTGGCTACGATGTGTCCTACAGATATGCTCTTATTCAATTGGTTTCCATTGCTCATATCTCTACCTTATTCCCATTTCCAAAGTCAGATTAGTTGATAAGACCTGTCACTTGTTCAGGAATATTTTGTGTTTCAGGTGCAGTTCCTATCCTAATCATGGCATTGAAGATAGCTCTGTCTTCAGCGGTAGCTGCCTTCTTAGAGTATTCGTAAATCTTCCTTACTGCTATGGCTTTTGCTTTTGGGTCTGTAGAAAGTAATAGTTGTTGTATCTCAGATGCGATGGCTTGGTTTTTCAACATCCTCGCTTGCCTTCCTATAGCAGCAGCCTTTCTTCCAGCCCAAAACATTTTAGCGAAAAAGAACATAGGAACATCATGTGCCACTTGCTCTCCCATCGCAGCACCCTTTCTTACTTCTTCACTGGCTGTAGTGCCACCTCTAATCCCAGCAACATCTGCACTAAACTGAGTCATTCTTCCTTCCTTGAGTAAGGACTGTTTGAGAGTATTCACCGTATCTCTTCCCAGTATGGGGGCCAATTTCTCTAGTGCTGTTATATCTGATGCAAGTAGCCCCGGACGAAAAGTTGCTCTAGCAACCTCCATCGCGCCA